CCGACGTTATCAGCGAACTGTTTGCCGCCATGATTGACCAATGACCACCCTTGCCCTGCTCACCATCCTCATAGCCCCCTTTGCACTTGCGCTTCTGATTGCCTACTCGCATTCAGCCGCGCATAGCAGGATGGTCGGTTTCTATGCGCCAAGCCCGCCAAGCCACAAGAGGCGCAAGGGACGCTATCCGCCAAGCAAGCCGCTGGTGATTGGGCGGGATGTTCTCTTGCCGAAAACCTGTTACAAAATTACCTAACCTCCTCCTGAGCGACGCGAAAAGAGCGAAGGAAGAAAAGCAACGTGAAAATCAACTACGAACGGGCCGCAACCATTCTTGTCGAGGCTGCGTTTTCAAACGATAAGACGGCGGCTGAGAAGTATGGCGTCACGACCCGCACCGTTCAGCGCTACCGAGATCGCCTTGAAACTGACGACGAATTGGCGCTACTTGTCGCTATTAAAAAGCAGCGTTTTGAGGACGGATGGGCGGATGAATTATCGGGGGCTATTCGTAGCAGCATTCGCTTCCTTCAGAGAGCCGCCAATGAAGCCGACCCCAAAGACCCCGCCGTGATTCACGCTGTTGCCGGGAGTCTCAAAATTCTTGCCGATGTAACCCTCACCAAGAAGGTGCTAGATGCTCGCCTTACTGGACGCGGTGAACCTGAAAGAGCGCAAGATCACGCGCTGGCTGGGGCCGCCACCTCCGTCGAAACAGAATAAAGGGCAACCGCCCCTACTTGATGAATGGCTGAAACAGACCACTCCTACCTTCAATTGGGACTGGCAACACCTTCGGTATATCCAAACGTACCTTAACAAAATTACATCTGGTGAGCTAAAGCGGCTCATGCTCTTTGTGCCACCCCGGCACGGCAAAAGCGAGCTTGCCACCGTTCGCTATCCGATTTATCGGCTCTCGCTTGACCCCACAATCCGCGTGATCGTAGCGGCTTATAACTCTGAGATAGCCGAACGGTTCAGCCGCAAGAGCCGTAGGATTGCCCGCGATATTCGCCTTCCTATTTCAGACGAGCGCAAGGCGGTAGGTGACTGGGAGACAACAGTAGGCGGTGGCTACCGGGCGGTAGGGGTTGGTGGCGGTGTCACCAGTCTTGGCGGCGATCTTATCGTCATAGATGATCCAATCAAGAGCCGGGAAGAGGCAGAGAGTCCGGCCTATCAAGAGCGGGTCTATGAGTGGTACAAAGACGATTTGTATACTCGCCTAGAGCCTGACGGGGCCATGCTGCTCATTAACACCCGCTGGCATGAGAAGGACTTGGCGGGCCAAATTCTCGCCTCAGAAGATGGGCCGAACTGGACAGTTGTAAACTTGCCCGCCCTAGCAGAGGAAAACGATCCGCTAGACAGACCCCTTGGTGCGGCGCTTTGTCCTGAGCGCTACGATGAAACAGCACTTGCAAGTATTAAGCAGGTGTTGGGAGAGCGAAGTTTCCACGCCCTCTACCAAGGAAGCCCGCGACCCCGTGAGGGTGCCTTATTCAAGCGCCATTGGTTTGAGATTGTTGAGGCTGCCCCGGCCCGCGCACACAAAGTCAGGTTTTGGGACTTGGCGGCAACCGAAGGGGGTGGCGACTGGACGGTAGGCGTGAGAATCAGCAAAGCGTCGGATGGGATGTACTACATTGAACACGTCGAACGAGGCCAATGGTCGCCCGGCCCGCGTGATAACACAATCCTCTCTGTCGCCAAGACAGACGGGCGGGCGGTTCACATCAGGCTAGAAGAGGAGGGGGGTAGCGCTGGAAAATCACAGTCGTTAGCACTTATCAAAATGTTGGCAGGCTTTGCGGTCAAGGCAATCAGGCCAACCGGGAGCAAGGAAATTCGAGCAATGGCAATGGCAAGTCAAGCTGAGGTAGGTAACATCAAAATAGTAAAGGGGCCTTGGAATGAGGCGTTTCTTAGTGAACTCGTCAGCTTCCCAACCGGGGCGCATGACGATCAAGTTGACGCCGCCAGCGGGGCGTTCAATGCGCTTGCCGCCTTCTTTTTGGTGCAAATATCGTGAGCTTCCTTTCTCGCTTACGCGCTTTTTGGGGCGGGCGTAAAGCCGCAACGGTTCAAATTGTTATTGGGCCGGGGGTGCGGCGCTGGCTTGGCGATATTAGCTTCGATCAATTAGTTGAGGATGGGTACAAGAAAAATTCGGCTGTCTTGGCTTGCGTTGGGGCTTTGACCTTCTCTTTTCCTGAGCCGCCTTTGAAATGGTTTGACGGTGACGATACCGAAATTGCCAATCACCCAAGCCGCCGTCTTTTTAAGCGCCCAAATCCCATTATGGGCGAGTCAGAATTGTGGCAATACGTCATGTGCTACTTGGCTATTGGTGGCAATGGCTACTTTCACAAAATCCGCAATGGGCGCAGGGCTGTTATCCAACTTCGTCCTTATCATGCGGGGCGAATTCAGCCGATTGTGAGCGGCGGGGATGAAATGGTGGGCAGCTATCTCTACACCAGCAGCACGGGGCAACAATCCATATTGCCCGCTGCTGACATTGTTCACTTCAAATGGCCCCTCCCTGACACGACGCCTGATAGCTGGCAGGCTATCCCCCCTCTTCTACCAGCGGCCCGCGAAGTGGGCACTGATAACGAGGCGCGGCGTTACGTTTATGCGCTACTTGCCAATGACGCCACGCCTCGCACGGTGTTAGAAGTGCCCACTGATAGCATGTTGACGCCTGAGCAGAAAGAAGACCTCCGGGCGCAATGGCGGGCCAAATTCAGCGGCGATAATCGGGGTGATATTGCCATAGTTGAGGGCGGGGGCAAGGTCAATCGGGTAAGCCTCAACATGGCAGAACTCGCCTTTGAAGCGCTACACCGCATACCAGAAGCACGGATCGCCGCCGCCTTGCGGGTGCCCGCTATTGTCGCGGGCTTGAATGTGGGCTTAGAGCGAGCGACCTATGCCAACTATGGGGAAGCGGTCAAGCAATTCACAACAGGGACGCTACAACCATTGTGGCGTAGCGTGGCCAGCGAAATTGAAGCTGACCCCGACCTTAACCCAAGCTACGCCTCAGAAGTTCGTTTCGATCTTGGCTCAGTCGGTGCCTTGCAAGAGGACGCAAGCACCAAATGGACAAGGGCCAATGAGGGCTTATCGCGGGGCGGCTTAACAGTGAACGACTATCGGCGCATTGTGGGACTACCTGAGCTTGAGGGCCTTGACGTATTCTTGTGGAACAATGGGGCGCAAGTTATAGACGCCCAAACCCTCACCCCCATCTTCACACCGACCCCGCAATTGCCCGTTCGCAAGGGCCTTGACCGGGAGATCGAAGCCTATTTGCAACAGCACTACACCAACGGAGCCAGCCATGATTGAACGAAAAACCTTTGACGCCCAAATCAAGATCAAAGCAGATGGGGATGGTGCGGGCGAAATATCCGGCTATCCGTCGGTGTTTGCTAATTGGGACGCTCAGGGCGAGCGCGTGATGAGGGGTGCGTTTGCGGCTGACTTAGGCGACTTCCTTGCGAACGGCTTTGTCTCTGTAGGACATGACTGGCGCTCTCTCCCCATCGCTATGCCAGTTGAGGCGTATGAGGACGATCATGGCCTCTTTGCCCGCGCCGTGTTCCATTCGACAGGTGAGGCGCAAGCTGCCCGCACGGTCATCAATGAACGGCTCGCCAATGGCAAGAGCGTCAGGCTCTCTATCGGCTATGACGTGTTAGCCGATGAATGGACAAGCGAGGGGCGGCTATTGAAGCGCCTCAAGTTGTACGAATGGAGCTATGTCACGGTGCCTGCCAATCCGCTGGCGGCTGTTACCACTGCCAAGAGCGGCCCGCCTGTCGGGTTGCCTTTTGCGGATCACTCCGAAACAGTGCTTGCTACTGTCAAAGAGTTTCAACTTCGGGCAACGCGCCTGTATGGCTTGCGAGCCAAGGAAGGGCGTGCTTTGAGCGGGGCCAATCGGGAGCGTATTGCTTCGCTTCTGGCCTCCCTCAAAGGTGTTTCGGATGACCTCGAAGGGTTGTTGCGAGACACCGAACCGAAAGACGCTGCGAAGGCCCGCGTTGCCTATGCCGAATTCCTGAAAATACAAGCACAACTGAACGGAGTCAAAACCAATGCCTGATATTCGCACTTACGCGCAAGTGGTAGAGGAGTTGCAAGCCAAGCAAAAGCAACTCGCCGACCTCTTTGCAGAGCATCCAAGCCTCGATTTTACCGATACCCAAGTTGACGACATTCAACAGCGGAATGCCGAACTTGCCGACTTAGGCCGTAAGCGTGACGCCTTGGCGCAAGTGGCCGAAATCCGTACATCCTTGCAAGCGCAACGCGACGCCGAAATCAAGGGCGTCAACCACCTGCCCACTGCCCCCGCTGGTCAGCAAGTGCCACAAGCGAAGACACTGGGACAGGCGTTTGTTGAGTCTGAAGAGTACAAGGCGGCGCGGGGCCGCAAAGGGAATTTGCGCCATCTGGTGGTAGATGTTCCCAGCGCCTCCCTCAAAACCCTCATTTCGACAAGCGCCGGATGGGCACCTGAGTCACGCCGTATCCCCCGTGTTGTGGATACCGCCCTTCGACGCCCCGTTGTGGCAAGTCTCATGCCAAATACGGATACTGACGCGGCGCTCATTAAGTACATGGAAGAAACGACCTTCACCAATGCGGCGGCTACTGTCTCCGAAGGCGGGACCAAGCCAGAAAGCGCCTTGGCGTGGACCGAACGCTCCGTCCCAATGGAGAAAATCGCAACATGGGTGCCTGTCACTGAAGAGCAATTGGCAGATGTTCCTCAAATGCAAAGCGTGATCGAAAACCGACTCACCCTCATGCTGGCCTTGGAAGAAGAAGATCAAGTCATTGGCGGCAATGGTACCCCGCCAAACTTGCAAGGCTTCTTGACCAAAACAGGCGTGCAAACCCAAGCCTTGGGAGACGACGAAAAGCCAGACGCCATTTACAAAGCCATGACACTTGTTCGGTTCACTGGCTTTGCTGAACCATCGGGTGCGATCTTCCATCCAAACGATTGGCAAGACTTCCGGCTGTTACAGACCACCGATGGTATCTACATCTGGGGGCCTCCGAGTGAGGCCGGGCCAGAACGCATTTGGGGCTTGCCTGTTGTTATCACGCCTGCCATGACTGAAAACACGGCGCTGGTCGGTGACTTCCAGATGTATAGCGAATTGTTCCGTAAGACCGGGATTCAACTGAAAGCCACTGATAGCCATAGCGACTATTTCATCAAAAACCAACTTGTCATCTTGGCAGAAGAGCGGCTTGCTTTGGCGATTTACCGCGCCGCCGCGTTCTGCAAAGTAACAGGCTTGTAGGGGGCGTCATGGCAAAAAAGAAGCGCCGGGGGTTGCCGCTTGAAAATGCGGGCGCTCCCGTTAATGGCACAAGCGAAGTACAAACCCTCACCCAAACAGGCTCACCAACGGGCGGTACTTTTAAGCTCTCATTCGACGGCTACGAGACCGCCTCCATTGCCTACGATGCTGACGCCGCCACCATTCAAGCCGCCCTCGAAGCGCTTCCTTCTATTGGGACGGGCGGGGTGACAGGCGGGGGCGGGCCGCTCAATACCACACCCGTCACCGTCACCTTTGCGGGCAACCTTGGCAAGAAGGCCGTCCCATTGATGACGCTTTCAGCCAACGCGCTTACAGGTGGCACGACGCCCACCGTTGGTATTGCTGAAACAACCCCCGGTGTAGATGCAACCGGGCGTGGCGCTCCAAAAGCCGCGCTGTTGCTTGATACCACGAACGCCAAGTTGTACATCAACACAGGCACCGCCCTTGCCCCGACTTGGGTGGTGACAGGAACGCAAACCTAATGCCATACATTCTTGACCGTCCGTTGTGTCTCACGGCGGACAAGACCCAAGTCGTAGAAGAAACCGACCCCCGCGCCGCCTTCGTTTTGGGCGGCAAGGGGAGCCAAATCCCGACAGAAGAGGCGATCAGGCTAGGGTTGCTCAAAACCAAATCCGAGCCTGAAACGAAGGTCGTTGAAGGGCCGCCCGCTGCTAAGGTCGTCACAACCAAGAAAACCAAGAAATGATAAGCTTGCTCGCCAAGGCCAAACCCCCAAAGGACACCTTAAACCGCCAAGCGTGGGAAGACTACGCTATAGAAGTCTTGCGGCGGGCCTTTGGCGAGCAAGCCGATAGAATCCAAAGCCTCTTAGAAGAGCGACCTGACGAAAGCTCACCTGAGTACCGCACTTGGTTACAGCGCTATCAAGAAACATGGCGCTTAGAGCCTAGCACGCTTGCCCGCCAAGTCTTGCCGCTCTTTGATGACTTGGCGGTGGCGGGTGCTGCTGAAGGCATAGCGATGCTGCCAATTGCGGTTGATTGGGACTTGGTAAACGACGCCGTGTTGAGTCTTGCTACTGAACGGGCCAATGCCTTTGCCGCAAACGTAAGCCAAACAGGCGAGGCGCAAGCGGCCCGGATCATCGCAGATTGGATCAAAACGGGCGGTACCATTCCTGAGCTTGTTGACCGTGTGGAGCGGATTTGGCCTGAGTCAAGGGCCGAACGCGGGGCGGTCACTATCGTCACCGAAGTCTACGCACATGGCAACCGGGCCGCATGGGAGGCAAGTGGCGTTGTGCCACGCTACCGCTGGAATACCGCCGCCGACAAGATGGTCTGCCCCATCTGCGGGCCGCGCAACGCTCAAGAGTTTGAGATAGGCGCAACGGCAAGCTTGCCCCCGGCTCATGCGGGGTGCCGATGTTGGATCACGCCCGTTGTGCTAACGCCGCAAGAATGGGAGGCACAGGCGTGATAGACATAAATATCAAGGGCCTCCCTGCTTTCAAGTCTGCGATTCTGCAATTCCCCCGCACTCTTGAAAATGAACTAAAGACAGCCGGGCAACTAGGGGCAATGGTTGTTATTCCTGAGCTTGCGAAGTACCCAAGCCCTACAACCCCAAAGCGCGGGCGCAAGCCGTATCACCGCACAGGCACGCTAGGGCGGCTGTGGACAAGTGCTACTCCCGAATGGCGGGCCGTAGGGGGCGGTTTTGAGACGCGCATTGGCAACAACACGCCCTACGGCAAATGGGTACAGGGGGATGATACTCAAGCGGGCGTACATCAAGACAGATGGGCCACAACCGGGCAGGCGCTGAAAAAGAAAGAGGGCGTCATTATGGGCTATGCCAACGCCGCGCTAAGCCGGGCTATCAAGCGCGTCAGTACGGGAGGTGGCTGATGATAACGGGAGGCGTCATTCTCTTAATTTTGCTAGTCATCATGGGCTATGGGCGCAAGCAAGGGAAGTGGTAAATGCCCCTGCTTGCCCCGCTTACAGGCACGCTCACCCCACTGGCTACAGGGAACCTTCGTCAAACACTGTTGACGGGGCTTGTGTCCTATTGGAAGTTAGACGAAGCGAGTGGGCAGGCCAATGACGCGCATGGGGTAAATCATCTGACTGCCAACAACAACCCCGTTTCAGGTGTTGGCAAGATCAATAATGCACGTCAGTTTGTGAGGGCAAGCAACCAAAGTTTGACGCTTACAGGAAATAGTGACCTTGCTTTTTCAGTTGCGGGCGGTGCGTCAATGACAATGAGCGCTTGGGTGTATTTGGATACCAAGACCAATGCCTATGCGCTCATAAGCAGAGGATCGGCGGGCAGCCCGGCCAGCGCCTTCGGATACTTTCTGTCCTACCAAACTTCTGGAGATCGTCTCCGTATACAATGGTCAACAGGATCGTCTACCAGAACGCTGAATGCCGATAATTTTGGGGCGGTTCCAACAGCCACATGGCTACATATTATTGCCTTCATAGATCGCCCCAATTTGCGAAGCGGCATTCGGGTCAATGGCGGAACGATCAATTATGACAACAGCACGCTCTACAGCATCGCCCTCAACAGCGCTTCTCTCCAATTCGCCCTTGGCGCTATTGGGAGTGGCACCTATCACAACGGACGCATTGACGAAGTAGGCATGTGGGGACGGCTATTGACCGACGCCGAGCAATTAGCACTCTACAACAGCGGGGCGGGGCTGGCCTACCCCTTCAGTTAGGAGATAGCCACATGGCAGAACAAACCATAAGTGAGCCAATTACCGCCGACGATCTTGTTGCGGCCTTGAATGCGGCTGGTGTGACGAAAGAGAGCATCGGACCATTCGCCAAACTACTTGCCTTGCGGGGTGCTCTTGCCGCCAAACAGGCTCAAATTGCGAATGCCAAGAAAGTACAGGCCGATGCTTTTGAGCAGGCCGAACAAAATATTCAAACGCTCCAACAACAGGCAGCGGGTATCGAAGCGGCTATCAACGCACTTGAGGCAATTCCGTGATACAGCGCATTGGGGAAGCGCTTCCCTTTGACGCCTTTTATGCGGCGTCGGGTGTCGGCAAGACAGGTTTGACCGTCACTGTTGACGTATTCAACCCGGCTGGCACACAGATCGTCACGGGGGGGAGCGCTACGGAGACAGGCGGCGGCTTTTATCGCTACACGTTGTCGGCTGGAAGTGTCACAACGGCGGGCAACTATCGCGCTGTCTTTAAGACGACTGATAGCACCGTGGATCAAAAGCACCAACCTGCTTTGTGGGTAGTTGGCACAAGTTGGGTCGAACTTTTGGTTGGCGACTCTTTGCAAAACCTCTCTGATACCGTCCTCACCCGCATGGCTGATGCTCGCCTGCCTGATATTATCGCGGGTGCATGGAACGCATTGCTCGCTTCTTATCAAGAGGCGGGAAGTATGGGGGAAGCGTTGTATAACGCAACCCAAGGGGGAGGCGCAACAGCCGCCGAAATATGGAGCTATGTTACCAGAACCTTGACGGCGGTGGTGAGTTCAGTTTCCTACAATGGCCCCGTTGCCAGCGCTGGCAATATTGAGATTGTGAAGGGGGCGGATTATTTCAATGCCGATGGTCAGGCGCTGGAATGGTCGTCAACAGGCTGGCCTGACCTGACCGGGGCGACGATAGAATTTGTCGCCAAAACCAATCGGGGTGCGGTGCAAGAGTTTTCCAAGGCGGGGTCCGTCGTGACGCCAACAGGCACGGCGGTAGTGAGGGTGGAGTTGAACGCAACTGATACCGATAGCTTCACAGTCGGTCAAAACAATTATCGCTTTACGGTGTGGGCAACACTCGTCAATGGGCATACCATCCCCTTGGTTCGTGACTATATGACGGTGTTAGAGGACTGAGTAATGGATTATACCAGCCCAGAGAACCTAAAAGGCTATATAGATATTCAAAGCGTCAATGACGATGAACTCTTGACGGCCCTGATTACTGCCTACAGCGCTCAGGTAGATAGCCATTGCCAACAAGTCTTTGGTGAGGCGACCTACACCAATCAACGATTGCCCGCCCTTGTTGACCCCGATGGCTCACTCTTTTGTCGCCCGGCGGTGCCAAGTATCAGCACGATTACAGCGGCGGCGTGGAGAGTGCGAACGTCGGCAACGTGGAATGTACTTGACACTGCCGACCTTGATACCTGTGAGGCAAAGAGCGGCTGTACCGTCACAGTATTAGAGACGGGCTATAGCAGCTATACCACCAAGCGGCTCGAAATACGCCTCTCCTACACAGGCGGATGGACAAACTTAGCGGCGGTGCCAAAGGACTTTGAAATAGCCGTCCGTCGTCTTGTATATTGGGCTTATAAGCTCAGAGAGGTGCCTATCGCAAAAACGGCTATGCCTGATATGGGCCAAATCGTGATCCCCCCATCCGGCTGGCCCAAAGACATAAGGGCCGCCCTTGCTCCATACGTGAGGCGTAGCCTATGAGCATTGCCAACACGATTGCCGAATTAGCAGAGGCGCTAAAGCCAATTGATCCAACGCCGCAACCAAAGCCCGCCCGCATTTACACCAATCCGGCTGAAGCGCTCACGTTGGCAGACTTTCCCGCGATTGTCTTGGCGCTTGCCCCAAACGTCGAAAACGAATGGGGGAGCGAGGCGACGGGGCCAAACACCTTAGGCCAGCATCAATATATCATCGCTGTCTATGTGTTTGTTGGGAGCCGTGAGACAACCAAACTTCCTGAGTTGCATAGCCGCGTGCTACCTTGGGTCGAACCTGTAGCAAAGGCCCTCTTTGCAAGCCTAACCCTTGGCGGCTCAGTCTATTCGATTGGCCCGCTTCGCTACCAGATTGGCCCCATTGAATGGGCCGATTCAACCTATTTCGGTATCCGTTTCCTGTTGCAGATAACAGAGTACGTGGAGGTATAGCAAATGCCAACAGCCGTGTATAGCTTCCAAGCCGCTGGCGTGGTGTTAGTAGGAACCAATTCCATCGCCAACATCACAAAGGCAACCGTTGAATCATCGCACGAACGGGAGTACAGCGATACTACTGTTGCGGGCGATACCGTTGAATCGGAACTTGAAGGTATTGATCCAATCTACAAGCCCAAAATCACCCTTGAGGTGTACGATGAAACAGGTACCGCGGGCGATTTCAAGGGCCTTCGATTGAACGACGCCTCTACTAAAAATCAAACACTCAAAATCCGCCCGCAAGGCACAGGCACGGGCTTGCCAGAACTTATCATCCCCGGTTGCAACCTCGTTGATAAAAATATGGACATGCCAGCCGGAAAGGCCAGCCCGCCCGTAAGCGGGAAGCTCACTTGGGAGACCCGCATTTCAGCCGCTGAACCTGCTTGGACCGCACAGGCATAGGATTATCACGATATGGCAACACCAATTGATGTTGATGATGATACCAAACCGAAACGGCGCATCGTCATTGATACCAACAACCCCAAACTCAAACAACATATTCCCATTGATGATACGATTGACCTATCTGCCTTTGGCTATCCCAAGGGTAGCCAAGCCTGCATTATCGTCAATCCAACAAAGACGTGGGCAAAGACGTGGTGGGAAACATTCGAGGTGGGCACTGTTGCGGAGGCAGAACCGCTCCGCTATGCGCTTGTACCTCATGTTATTAAGCATGTCACGCTTGTTGATTGGGGCAACAAGCGCCGGGAGTATCCGCTTGAAACACCAGAGCAAGTACAAGCCTTTGACATGGAAGCGGATCATCGCCTGCTCAATTCCATTCTGCAAGAAATGTGGGAACGCGGAAACGAAGGGATATTAAACGGCCACCGTTCCTTTCGCAGTAGTCGTGGAAAGCGCGATACGAGCGCCGGGTAAGTATGAGGCCCCGCCAATTATTCAGTTGGCCCTTACGGCTCGTACCATTAATCATTTCTTTGGTACATCCTATACCATAGAACAGATTGAAGAGATGGGCGAGACAACCGCGCTGATGATGATAGCGATTGCTACTGAATGGCATAGCTATCAAGCGTTCCTGAGCAAGTAGGACATCATGCCTTTTGATACAAGCAGCCGCTTAGAGGTTGTGGTTGGCTACAATGATGCCGCCGTTCGCAGTGGCGCGGCCCGCACGTCTCAGAGCTTCAATCAACTAGAAGCAAGCGCCCGCCGTGCTATGGCAACCAGCGGCGGCTATCAAGTTGTGGATGAATTGCGGCAAATGCAAGCGGCCTCGGCTCAGGCCGCGCAATCTATCGCAACGCTTGCGGCCTCCCAACAACAAGCCGCCAATACCGCCAATGCTCTCACAACGGGCGCGTCAGGTGCCAAGCAATCGCTCGCTGGCCTCACCCAAGCGGCCTTCTTTGCCAAAGAGGCGCTTTCAACAATCCAACAGGCAGGCAGCCAAGTCTTTCAATTCTTAAACGAAGGCGCTCGCTCATTAGAACTAAAGGAAGCATTTGCTACCCAAACCGCGCAAGCGGGCCAATCAATGGATCAGTTTCTTGGCAAGCTGAAACAGGCCAGCGGCGGCACTATTTCGGATATGAACCTTATCACGTCGGCAAGCAAGGCTATGAGCCTTGGCGTAACAACCGACGCGAACCAAATGGCAGACCTGTTAGAAGCGGCCCGCATTAAGGCCCGCAAGTTTGGCATAGATACTTCCCAAGCCTTCAATGATATTGTCACGGGCATTGGGCGTATGTCGCCTTTGATCCTTGACAACCTTGGGATCGTGACGGGAGGCGAGGCGACCTTCATAGCCTACGCCGAAAGCATCGGCAAAACATCAGCCGAATTGACCGACGCTGAAAAGAAACAGGCCCTGCTTAATAAAGTGATTGCAGAGGGGCAAGCCGAAATAGCAGCGGCGGGCGGCTTGTATGACACGGCGGCGGATCGGTTGCGCCGCTTCAATGCTGAGGCCGAAAATGGCAAGGCGGCATGGGCTGAATATTTTGCCGTGATTGCCACCGCCCCCATCGAAGGGCTTGGGACAAGTTTATCGGGAGCCTTGGGAGCAAGCGCAGAGGCTGCCAAGCAACTTGGCACAATTCAGGCGGGAATAGATTCTGTTTCAAGTGCTATTGGCAATCAGCTTGGGACGGTAGAACAGGCTCGCTTTGAGTGGGCCGTGTGGTCGGGAGATATGGAAACCGCCAATGCCATTATGGTGCAAGTGCCCGAAGCGGTGAATGTCTTTAACTATGCCATCGAAAGTAACGCCGTTGCCTTTGGGCTGGCAACCGATGCGGCTATTGTCAATGCGGGAGCAAACGAAGGGGTTGCTATATCAGCCGATATAGCAGGCACGTCCTTGCAACTTATGGCACAAGCTGAGGCGCAAGTTGGGGCTGATGCCTTTGGCTCCATTGGCGGGCTTGTGGCAATGATGAATGCCATTAACGCAACAGGGCGAGAGGCAGATATTGCGCGGGTCAAGATTGCCAACATGATCCGCCAGCGGGCCGTTGCCGCCGCAACCTATCCACAATATTTCGGCAAGGGGCAACAGCTTGACCCCGCGCTTAGGGGCTATCAGTCCGGGGCGCAAGTTAGTTCGCAATCTGTCTCAGTCGCGCAAGCTAAAACGCTAAACGCCGCGCAAGCCGTTCGCAACGCCACCTTGGGACAAGAGGCCGCGCAACGGCGCGTAAACCAACAGCTTGATTTGGCAGAGGCCAGCTATCGAAAACAGCAATATGGCATTCAGCAAGTCAATTCCCAAGCGGGTGAGTTGGCACGTCGAACGGGCGCAAGCACCAAGCAAGCGCAAGACCTGCTCGCCAAGCAATACGGGGTAAGCCTCCAATACCAACGGGCGGCTGAATCAGAGGCAACCAAGGGAGCCGCCCGGACAGGTGCGGCCCATACCGCCGCCGCTCGTAAAGCGGAAACCGCCCATACCGCCGCCGCCAAGAAAGCGCAACGGGCGCAAGAATCAGCCGCCAAAGCATCGGCCCGCAAATGGGAGCAAGAGCAGAAACGCGCCGCCAATGAGGCACAGCGGGCACATGAGCAAGCCGCCCGCAAGGCTCAGAGCTTGTGGAGTAGCGCGGTTGGCAAAATGAAGAGTGCGGTTGAAGGCGTCTTAGATATGTCTATCTCAGTAAGCGAGAATGACATGATCTTGGAAAAGGCGGGCATGCGCCCGCAAGCGATCAATGAGGCGGGGCGTAGACTGCAAGATATTGTCAATCAGGGAAGTGCCAGCCCTTGGGTCAATTTCTTTCCAGAACTCATGGGCCTTGATGAAGCAACACTGAAAGCAAGCGCCCTCAAATTGCAACAGGATATTGAAGACTTTATTAGGCCGGACTTTATCAACAAAGAACGTGTCTTTGCGCGGGCCAAACGGGCGATAGAAGGCCAGCGCAACAAAGAGAACTTGGTCAATGAAGTTACCAAGTGGCTTATCTCCGAAGGCTATGCGGCGGAAGAGGTGCAACGGGCCTTGGCTGACGAATTGGGCACGTCGTTGGCAACGGGCATGGAATTGATGGTCAAGGGCGGCAAGTTCGACTTGGTGGCTCAGATGATAGCTGTCTCGCAAGGACAATTGGAGGCAAGTAGCGCCCAAATCCAAAAATTAGGGATGCAATTCTCAGATGAATTTTATGGAGGGATAGCACGGGGGGCTGATAAATATAACATCGTTAAGATTATCACCAAGCAAGTCCTAGACCTTCTGAATCAGGCGGCAAAGGCATAACCCATGCCAAACTATCTCTATCGGGTCAACAGTATAGTCGTGCCAACT